AAAGCCACAGAAGATAGCCTTAAGGCTAGATATGGCGATAAGTATGACCCTAGCAAAAAGTATCCACAATACAATGGAACTATGCAAGTAACGCAAATGGACATTGTAAAAATGGTTAATTATTTGCAGAAAGCAGAACCAGAAGTTACTGACTACCATCCAGAAGGCGCTGTTACTGTAAGAGCTAGTGCTTACATTAATACATCTAAGAGTGGCCTACAGTATCTATCTATTAATCTAGAACCAGACTACAAAACACTTAAGGCTATAGAAGAGAAAGAGTCTGGTGTTACAAGTTCTACTCCAGCACCTAGAACTGTAGATCCAACAGAGGATATTATTCCTTTCTAAACATATAGGGGCTATATGCCCCTTTTTTAAACTTTATTGTCATTTAAGCTAAAATAGATGTATAAATCTTGTAATTACACCATGTCCGCTTTTTATAAAAGCATAAGTCTAGATAAAATAATTCATGTCGATAAGATTAATGAATTAACACCAGATCAACAAACAGTTCTTAGAGATGAATTAAGAATTGCTGTTGATGAAATGAATTTTATGGAAAGAAGGGTAAAGAAAGAAGCACCTTCTATAGAAAACAATACTTGGCTGCACAAAGTTAATAAAAAGATAAATATTTGCAATCAATTTATAAGAATATTAGATATGCAGCAAGAACAAAAGACTTGTTACAAGAACAAATATGAGGAAACACTTTCTAATTTATTAATTAAGAAATTAGGAAAAAGTACATATGAGGCAATACAGCAAAAGGCACATATGTTAACAATAAGTGAGTTAATGGAGCAAAACTAATGTCTACTGAAGACGAAAAAATATTAGAAAAATTAAAAGCAAATAAAATAGATAAGCTAGAAGAAAAGCTTGATCATAATATTAGAGGTTATGATCATTTGATCGAATATAAAGATGATCATAAATGTGGTTTAAGAAGTGATTGGGTCGATGAAAATATACAGATTGTAATTGATCAACATAATATTGAAATTGACAAAGTAAAAAAAATGACTTTGATAGATTTCAGTATGAATGAGATTAAACAGGTTACAGAAACCTAATATATCCACTACCTCGCAAGAACATTAACCAACACCACGCAAGAACTATGAGATCAAACAACTTTCCAGACAAAGAAATTTTAGATATGCCACCTGATATGGAAGGCGTAACAAGAGCAAAAAAAGACAGTAAAACTAAAAAATATAGATTTATTGTCAATAATGTTGGTAATTGCCCTATGAAACTAACAACTTTTGCAGAAAACAAAAAGAAAGCTATTAAGTATGTAGAAGCAAGATGGAAAGATTGTAAGTGGGAGATAATTGAGTGAGGACTAAAGAAAAAATAGAAGCCGCGCAGAAGCGCATTAAAGAATTAGAAACACTTATTAAATTTTGGAGCAAAACAAAATGATTAAAAAATACGATTTTTATTGGGATGACTGTTTTATTGATGAATTTGAAGAATCATTTTATTATGCTAGATCATACAATCCATTTATTAATCAATCTGATTATTATTACCATCCAGTACATACATATAAAGATGGCTCTGAAGAGGCATCTCAAGTAGTATTTGAATTTTATACACCTTCTGGTGAAGAACATCAAGCAACTATTTGTAACAGAAAAATTTATGATATTGAAGATGAAAAAAATTATCAAAAAATTTTAAATAGTATTGAATGTGAACATAAAGAAATTAAATATTTTGTGGAAGATCAAAATTATGAACCATGTAAATGGTATAAAAGTATTTTTGGAAAAGACGAGGGTAATAATTACGATGAGCTATTTGAAAATTTAAGTACATTAATAAAAATTCCTACTAACGAATTACCAGCTATTGTTAAAAACAATTGTAAAATCCAAGTAAAAAAAATTAATTCAATAGTCGAATATTTAAATAACGAAAAACCTAAAAGTAAAATTCCAGTATGGCAATATATGGCACATGAAGAAATAAGACATGGAAAAATTTATCATCCATATGTTCACAATTTATTACCTGAGTTAGGTAATGAATTATATAAATTACAAAAAAATCCAATTTTATATGAATATGTAGAAAGAATTTTAAGACAAGAAACTTCAGAAGCTTTTGAGTAGTTATAAATCTTGTATATCACACATTTAGTCTGCGAAGGACAAATCGGAGTCAACCCGATATATTATGGACTTACAGCAAAATTTAGACCTTGGTATTTTGATGGACAAAAAGTTTATGCGGGTAGATTATACGAGACAAAGTCAGAAGCAGAAGATGCCGCAGAAAGACTTAGGACAGATTGTATGTTGCGGAAATCATGTCTTTAGGGTTATAAATGGTAAAAGATACTGGATTAGCACACCACCTGATGGCTACGAGGATAAAATTTGGCATAGATAATGGCATCTCTTAGATATCATGCTGGACGCATGGTGCTGTATGAAGAAAAACCTACTGTTTGGCGTGTAAAAATAAAAACAAAAAAAGGCAAACTTAATTTGCCGTTATCTGCAAAAGAATTAGAGCCAGCGCTTATAGAAGCAGAATATCTATATGCAGATGCTAGATGTATGAGCAGAGATCATCCATTATGCATAGATTGCATACATCATTTAGTTATTAAGGCTGAATGCGGTCTAGGAATGCCAGAAGGTAAAGCTAGTGGCGGTATATGGGCTAAAGACTGCGCTTATTTTTGGGAGAAGAAGATTTAGCGTTTAATTTATCTATATGATCCCCAGCTTGTTGAATAATTTTTACTAAGCGAAAGTTTTCTTTTGCAAAAGCACTTATTAGATCTGGTACTTCATCAGGATCAATGTAATTAACTATTGATCTAAGCACTATTTCAATATGCAACTCTTCCTCGTAGGATACGTCAGCCATAACCCAAGGCTCTACTTTTTTCCTTTTTTTAGCTTGGTTACTGAACCAACCAGACCAAGGCATTTGTAGTCTCATGCCCTAAGAATAGCTAGCTTGCCCTGAGATAGCCAGCTTTTCTATCATTTATTATTCTTTCTGGTGTTTGAATAGTATGCCATTTATGCTCACAAACCATACATAATCTTCTTCTTACTATTGTTTTTTTAGAGTTTCTTTGTGAGTCAATAACTTTTTGTCTTGTAACTTCTTTGCACTTAGGACACTTCACAAAAGTTAATCGATGCATTTCTGGATTTTTAAGGATTTTTAATTTAACATATAAATAGTTACACCCATTACCAAAATGCCAGGTCACTACGGAACAGGAATGAAAAAGAAAAAGAAGAAAAAAGGCGGTAAAAAGTAGTTATCTACCAGGAAATAGCGCTCTTTCTAAAGCATCGCAAAGCCTGTCGTCAACTGTATTATCAGTCTTCTTAACCATTGCTCGTACTATATCAAGTGCGAGTTTTTTTATTGCTGACCCACGAAGGAAGGCAAATAAAATAGGTTCAATAATTTTAAGCATGGTTTTGTACATAAAGAAAGATCGGGAGATTGGTCAGTCGAACTCTTAAGACTGCCCTGCTTTAACCCCATATCAAGGGTCGTATGGCTTTCAGATCCGCTTTGCATAGATCATCAGGCTTCCCGACTTATCTAAATATTACTATAAATTAGAAAAAAAATCTAAACGGAAAACTAGTGTGCCAATTAAATTAGTGTCACACTAAAATCCTATTCCTGATTAGTTGGTTTTATAATAAGGATAGCCGATAGAGGTATCGGCTATGTACCTTGACTCTTGAATACTATGAATCTTAATGGTTTTTATCAAGGCAAATCTTGCCTTGCTATTACTCAGTTTGAAGCACCTTTCTGCTTTAAAACTGAAAGTAATTATAAATTAGTATCGACTAATTTAAAACCACATAAAGGCAAAGAAGTTACTGTAGCTTGGCTTGCCGATCATAACTCTGGACGTAACTCTTTTGATACTCAACTTTCTGTGAAAGGAATATTGGATTATAAAGAGGAAAACGAATTAACTTTATATCAAGTTTTACTTGATAACCAAAACTATTCGTATTTTACAGATGCTAATGTTTGGCAAATAAGTCAAAAAGCAAATGCTACTCCAGTAATCATGATTGGTAAAACATCAGAAACTGACTTTGACTACGAGAAATTTAGCTCGTAAAATAATCGCCCTCTTCGGAGGGCATTACACATTATACATTGCACTTTATTATGGAATTTAATTTCAATGACGGCGGTAGAGCCAAAGCTGGTTACAAAGGACTTACAGGAGACTGTGTAGCCAGAGCAATAGCAATTGCAGCAGAACTACCTTACAAAGAAGTCTATGATCGACTTGCAGAAGGTAACGCTACTCAAAGAGTTACTAAACGCATGAGGAAATCAAGGCGTGGCGTTAGGACTGCTAGAAACGGAATTAATACTAAACGCAAATGGTTTCAAGACTATATGCAAAGTTTAGGATTTAAATCTGTTGCTACGATGGGTATTGGAACTGGTTGCAAAGTTCATCTTAAAGCAGATGAGTTACCTAAAGGTAGAATTATCTGTAATCTAAGCAGACATTATTGCGCTGTTGTAGATGGCGTTATAAACGACACTTATGATCCTAGTAGAGGAGAAACAAGATGCGTTTATAGTTACTGGATAAAACAGTAATGTTACAGCCCCCCATGCAGGGGGCTTTTTTTTGTGTTAGTGTATCCGCGTGTGTGGGAGCTTGTGAGTGACTAGTGGAAACTAGGCAACACTAGACATTCGCAAGAACCAGACCTCTAGCAATAGGGGTCTTTTTTTATGGCTTTGCATATATCCAGCCGTTACAAAGATATTTATTAACTTTTGTTTTGTAACCTCTATGAACATAAGTCCAAGTTGCTGGAAAAAATACTAATGAGCCACACTCAGGCTGCAATCTAGTTCCATCAAAAAACTCTGTATAACCACCATCTTTTTTATCAATAGTATTTAAATACCACATAAAAACAAATACCCTTGAACCTTCTTTGCTTGTTAAGACCCAATCATTATGCCATTTATAAAAACCAGCAGGCTCGTACTTTTGTATTTTATAACCTGTATCAATAGTTTTATAATCTGGATTTGGCATACAATTTATATGAAAAGATTGTAAGTATTTTGTATATTCTTCTAAACCAATTTGTAAAGCGTTAAAAAAAACACGATCCTCTTCTACCCAGTTAACACTTCTAGTAAGAGAAAAATCAACTGTATCTTTTACACTTTTATCTATTCTTGGAGCATTACCACCAACCATGCCCGCTTTTCTTTCTGGTTCTACCTCAAATTTATTTATTACGTCTTTACAAAATTTAGGTGTTAGTGAGTTTTTCTTGATATAAATAAGCTCTTTAAACATTAATTACCTTCTTGGTTTAATTTCCGCAACTGCAAGCTCTACTTCTTTTAATCGATGAAATACCTCTTTCATGTCATCGTGCATATCATCTATTTTTGTTGTAAGTAATTCTATTGCTGTTGTATTTCGCACAAGATCATCTCTTGATTGTCTGCCTCTATAAGATACCGAGCCAACTGATACAAAGCAAGCGGTCATCATAGCTCCACCTACTGCTGCTATTACTTCTACCATTCCTTACCTTTTGTGTCTATAGTTATAGTATATATCATCTTACTTTTATGGCTGAAGAGAAAGAAGAAAAGGAGGGCATTGAATGGGGTGAACTTTTCGGTCACGCTATTCGATTTCTAATTTTGACTTGGAGTTTATCGATGATGACTTTGGGGTACATGGGTAAGGTAAGGATAGACGGAGCTTTCACTGCCGGCCTGGTTTCGGGAGTACTTGGTTCATACGGTATTTCAGTTGGAAATAAGAAAAGTGGCAATTCTGCTAAGATTATGGATAATAAGAATAATAAAACTGTAACAAAATGAAAAGACTTATTCCGTTTATCTTTGCATTTACAGCAGCAACTCCAACCTACGCAGATCTTTCGCATAGTATTACGGCCTCTACAAAACTTACTGTAGGAGGCGCTAGCACAACTTCCTCAAGGCTTGGCAACAGTTATAGCATCAGCGGTTCTGGAGTGGATACAAGTTACACTACTGGAGCAGGGCAAACAGTTAGTGATGGATTAGGATCATTAAATGTCACAAGTGGTGTAGCTGAAGCTCCAGCTATTACAGTTACCCAGAAAACAGCCGGGAACAGTTTTACATTTAGTCAGTCATATAATCAAGGTGATGCAATACCAGGTAGTGCTGTTACAACTGGTACTAATCCAAATTTTTCTGATAATGTCACAAGTATTGCTGGTGGTACAGCAGGGGATCTTGCCGGAACAGTCACATCAGCCGGTGCAGTTACACTAACAGCCGGAGGCCACAATACTGAAGCCCTTGGTCAAATAACCTCTACATTAGTAGTTGATTAGGCGAGGTTATGTATAGGTATGCAATTCTGCTAAGTCTTTTTAGCGCACCTGTATACGCTAATAGTGTAATTCCAAATTTTAACCAAGGTGTGCTTACACAAAGGTCAGAAACTAAAAGTACTGTGGTTGAAGATATAAAAAGTTTTGATATACGCAATGGTTATCAGCTAACAGTAGGTGGCGAGAACGTACAAAGCTCTACAGGTAATGTAGCTCCAGAAGGATGGACAAAAACAAATACAACAATACAAGGAACAGGAACTACTTATGTCTCACCTAATTTAGATAATAAACCTACATTTAGTATTGTAAATGAAGGCGAGAGCTTTCAATACTACGAAAGTCTTGAAGCGCCAGGTATCTCTAATTTTACCCATATAATGAGAACCACCCAGATAGAAAATGTTACTGACACGACTAGTACGTTTAGCCAATGAAAAGATATTTATGTTTTTTGCTTTTACTTAATAATCCTGTCTTTGCAACTTCTGTAAATACGACTAGCAATTCGTCTGGAAGTGTTGTAAACCAGGCCGTACAAGTAGTGCCTTCTAGGAATTTTAATTATCAAATGAATACTATTCAATGCCAAGGAGCTACTCTTAATATTTCTCCATTTGTCTCTACAACCTATGGATTTGCCACTCCATATGAAACTCATTTTGAAAGACCTATTTACTCGAATAAGGATATAGAAGGAGATTTTGATGACGAAGGTAATCCGATAGGAGATGGGGATGTGGATGAGGGTTACAGAGGTGAGATATTATATTTTGAAAAAGTAAGAACAGGACAAAAACAATCTAATGTATCTATAAATGGTGGAATTACTGCTACTTTTAGTATTCCATTAGATCGAGAACCGATAAGACAATGCCGTAAAGCAATGAAAAAACAAAATGAATTATATGAGGCATCATTAGCAGCAAAGCGTCTTAACTTTGAAATGAGTCGTGCAAAAACTTGCGTAGATAACTACAAAAATGGAATTAGATTTAAAGAAGGCACACCTATGGCAAAATTATGCGAAGACGTAGAAATGTTGGAATTTGAGTCACATACGCATAAAATTGAAAAAAAGCCGTAAAAATGCCCTTTCAGAATCGCCTGTAAGGGGCTTGTAAAAAAGTCTGCTTATGTTTATACCTTATTAATTTTGCTTTTCATAGGTTTTTTGCCAGAAAACTTTGTACCCTTCTTACCTATAGCTTTTTTAACTTTACCAATAGCTTGCTTAAATAAAGGTTTAAGTATTCTGTTTAGTATTGGAGTAAGAGTTGCAGCCGTAGTTGCTACAACTGTTATGGCAAATGTTGTTGATACTGTGTTAATGCTTGGAAGATATTTTTCAACTATTGTTGTAGCTTCATATTGTACTACACATTCTTTTGTTTCTTCTACCCATTTAAACCCAACAACCTTTTCTGTACCTTTTGTATTTAGATCTCCTATTCTTGGATTATTTTTTTTTGGATCTGGACATGGTGGTTTTTCTGGTGTCACATTAGGAACTTCTGGTTGTTCTATATCAGTTTCTGGCTGCTCTACATTTGACGGAGTTTTAGCTTCTTCTACAAGTAAAATCTTTTTTTTGTCATATTGCAAAGGCACATAAGATGGTAAAGGACATATTAATTTATTTCCGTTTGGATCATCTATAAATAATTGACTGTTTTTAGTTCCATCATTTCTTAGCGTTACACAAGGCATTGATAATGCCGGTGGTAAAGTTCTAGTTACATGAATATTATTTGGTAATGATTGCTCTACAGGTATCTCTATTATTGGGATGCGAGGTATTGCTGTATTAGGGATTTGATTAATCGTAGGCATTTCTAGGAAGATAAACTTCTACATAGCTAAAACATTTAGGGCAAGATAAATTTGTAACCATAGAATACTGCGTGTCCTCTTCAGTATCATGATCGCCACCCCAAATTAATTCAGTTTTGCAATGCCAACAGTTCATTACAATTTAGGTTTTTGAGGTAATGGTAAAGATGGCCCTGTCATTTTAGGAAGAGAATCATCAAGAACTTTAGGCATCATATCGCCAACACCCCCAAGAACTTTATCCATAATTTGTTTTTGAAATTTTTCCGATTTTACAGTTCTGTATGTAAAGAATCCTGTGCCTATAATTCCTAAAACTAGAATACTAGTTACGATAGTAATAATATCTAAAACTTTTCGCATGGTAAAATTAGCAATATTAAAAGCACTATCTTTTACAAGTGTGCTTGTGTTACTGCTTATTGTAGCTCTGTCTCCTCTTTACGTCACTATGAGTATTATGACGAGACAAATGACAGAAAAATCTATTTAAGTTATTCTTGAACAATACCCCATGAAGAGCAAAGATATTTTGTTTGTCCTAATGGTGGATTACCTCTATGTGTATGAGTAAAACCAGCAGGGTAAATAATTAGCCTACCAGCTTTTGATTTTATTCTTTTGCCTATATATAAAAATTCTGTTTCACCTCCTTCTTGTATATCATTGAGAAATAACTGAACCACAAACACTCTTGAGGCATATACAAAATTATTTGCTTCGTAGTGCCAAGCATGAAAACCACCTCCATCAGGTATTTTTTTAACTTTGACATCATATATTAAAAACTTTTTTCTTGATAAAATTGAATACTCATCTAGGTAAGAATTTACATACCTTTGAATATTAGGAAGAAACTTAACTCCAAAAGGAGATGTGCCTAGCAAATTATGATAAAACAGTCCTACTGCTTTGTGATCTGTATTATGTTTTTTATCGTTATCTTGGAATAATAAATGATTTTTTTGCAAAGACTCAATATATTCAATTAGTTCATTACATTGGTCAGTTGTGAAGGCATCATCATAAACACCTATAAAGTCTTTCATTTTATTTTATGTGCATTAAAACTAAGTGTTATTCTTAATCGATCATGTTTGTCTTTTGATGAAGGTACAAAATGTCGGCAATCAGGAGTAAACAATAACAAGTCTCCCTCTTCGATTGTTAATCCTGTATCCGTAGAGTATTTTTGAAAAAATGGATGCTCAAGTTTTTTACCTAAAACTTCTGTTGTGTAAGTAAGTGCTTGATCTTTTGGGTTAATAAACTCTGCTGGTCTATCATCTTTATCAAATTGTGCATAATATATACCTGATAAAAAAGTATTATTGGTCATATGCGTATGCACTTCTTGATAATGATACCACTCATGAATATTTGTCCAATATGTAATATCATAATTAATTTTTGGATAATTAAAATGTTGCATCCATTCATCTATATACTTTCTAAAACTTAAATTACCAGAAATATTAGTATTAATATTCCATGTATTAGCCCATCTCGCCCAAGGCAATTCAAGATCAGGATTATCTTTATATTGCTTTACTAATGATGGTACTAATAATTTTTTAAGTTTTTCGTGATGCTGTACTTTTATCTTTGCTACAAGAGAAGGGAAAAGACTGTATACATTCACTTTTTAACTGTAAGCTCTTCAAGAGCAGCTATGCCGCCTCGTAGTTCGTGTATTCGTTGCTCACAATTCTTAACAACTTGAGTTGCTTTATTATAATTTTCTACAACTTGTGTTAACTCAGAGTTAAGTGCTTCAAGTTTTTGCTTTGGATCGATTGCCATAAAATGTAATGTGTAATGTAATTATTTAATATTATCAACAAAAACTATATTTATCCAGTATTTAATACTTTATGCACATTAAAAGTGCCACGTTTCTTGGTCTTGCCTCACTACCGCCATTCGATGTAGTTCCATGTCTATGTCTTCCGTCAAAACCAATATAATCTCCATCACCTCCGTCAAAGTCTCTACCACGACCACCAACAGTATAAAATACACCAGTAGGTCTACCATCACGCTCTTCTCCATTAAACTGACCCTGCAAATCTTTACTATTATTATTGTTATGGTTAATAGTGGTATTTGTTGTATGTGAATGTGACAAGTTTTGATTACCTTGTGAAGATCTTATTGATCGACCACTATCAACACCTCTGCCATCATCAAGACCCCTTACAAACTCTCCCCTTAAATCTGGTAGTGATGATCCTACGATTGCGTATAAATCAGAAAAATCTTCAGTAACTCCTTGAACAGTACCCGATCCATTTGGAATAGAATCACCATTCGCTTTTAAATAACCTGTTGGAGCAGAAGACCCTGCATAACTTATTACTGTACCTGTTGGATTACCACCACCTAAAGCAGCACCATTTATTGTCAATGCACCAGTTACGTTTACTCCAGAACTGGTAGTTTCTAATTTCTTGCTATTGTCATGATAAAGTTCTACTGCTCCATTACTTATTACAGAAACACCGCTTTCTCCACTTGTCGGCTCTAAAAAAATACTGCTTGCAGTTTTTAAAATTAAATCACCAGTTGCATTTTCTATAAATGACTTTGTGCCGTTATGAAATATGCCCATATCATTGCCAGTTCCAAATCTAGCTTTGCCATTATCTGCTAAGAAAAGATGATTAGCATTTTCTATAGTTATCGAGGAAGTAGTAACAAGATTTCCAGTTACGGCTGCTCCATAACTTTTCGTAGCAAATTTTTGACTATCATTATGAAATAGTTGAACTTCTCCGTCAGGATGAAATCTTGCACATTTTTCGCCTGTGTCTGACTCAATTTCTATTGCATTAGCAGATTGTATTTGTAAATTACCTGTACCTTGTTCTTTAATATATGAGTTGCTGCCATCGTGATAAATAAGTAAATCTTCGCCACTACCTACTTTTATCTCATCTGAATCACCTAGTACTAAATGACTTGATAAAGTGCAAGTACCAGCAATAGAGACTCCAGCACTTGTTGTTTCAAGCTTTTTACTATTGTCGTGATATAGCTCTACTGCTCCGTCATGGAGCAATTTCATCATTACATCACCATTATCTTTATCTATAAATTGATAATTGTCAGACCTAAAAATTAAAGTACCTGTAGAATTTTTAATATGACTATTTGAAGTATCGTGATAAATTTGAAAATCATTTGAACTTCCAAATTCAGCTAGAGAATTGTCTTTAAAAACTAAAGCATTTCTTGATCTATCAAAAAAAATATCTCTCCCTGCTGTTTCCCCATCAAATGTCACATCGCCAGTAAAAGTACCCCCTGCAAGAGGCATTTTAGTTGCTATTGAGTCGGTAACAGTTGTTGAGAAGTTAGCATCATCTCCAAGTGCTGCTGCTAGTTCATTTAATGTATTTAAGGTACTAGGTGCTGAATCAGCTAAATTTGCTATTGCTGTATCTGTGTAAGCAGTTGTCGCAACTTTTGTAGAATTATCCCCTGCTGATTGGGTCGTTGCTGTTACTCCGTTGGTAAGTACTCCAGAACTAGAAGTTAATCCACCAAATAGCGTGTCTCTCGTAGCTATATCTACACCATCAACTGTGCCTGATACTGTGATATTTCCAGTAACACTAAATGTATTAGCTTTACAAACAACTGAAGAAGCAGAAACATTGTTATATCCAGTTAAATTTATTGTTCCAGCACCACTAGCACCGCTACCACTAGCACCAGCTTGTATAAAAAGTTCTCCAGCAGAAAGAATAGCTCTTGCTGCTGTAGTTGTATCAGTTTCCGTTAATGTAAGTCGAGGTGCTGCATTGCTAACTGATAAATTTCCACTTGTTGATATAGTTTGGTCAGATAATAAACTTAAAATTTCTGAAGCTGTTTGATCTGCGGTGGCATTGCTTTCTATTCCATCAAGTTTTGTACCGTCTGTAGCTAAGTCTCTACCGTCAACTGTGCCTGTTACTGCTAGGTTTCCTGTAACTGTAGCTCCAGTTGAGTTTGTTGCTAATCTTGTAGTTGCTCCATGCCTAAACGAACAAGATCCGCCAGTATTAAACTCAGCCATTATTACGGTATTACCAATATCATAAAAACTTACTTGGCTTCCATTTGTTTGAAGAGATAATATTCCACCTCCCTGTTCTCTTATAATTGAATTGTCATTTGATGATTGATGAAATATGTCAAAGTCATCTGAATCCCCAAGTTTTAACTTTGCATCATCTGGTAAATCTAAATTACCAGTTGTAGTTATATCTTGCGATCCAAAGTCAGGAGTAATCTTTGACCCTGCTATCGCTGCTGAAGCATGAACATCAACATCGAAAATAGTGCCGTCAGTAATACCTTTACCTGTAACTTGTGTTAATCCCATTTAACCAGCCTCCAATGCAGCTACTTTTGTTTCTAATGTTTCTATTTTACCTATAGCTTCTTGTAATGCAGCAGTAAGTAAGGGAACAAGTTTAGAATGATCTATTTTTTGATAAACATTTTTTGTATAGCTTGCTGACCATGTTGAATCTGATGGATATGTAGCTGGGTCTTCTGTTTTACCTTTATTCCATTGTTCTTCTGTTATGTCTTTTTCTAAGAATTTACCATTTTTATCTAAAACAACATTAGAACAATTTTCTGTTGCATCTTTCTCCCCTGTTACTGCTTCTGGTACTGCTGTTGAAACTTCATGTGCAAAGAAACCATCTACTATAGTGCTTGTATCTACTTTCCAGTTAAATTTATATGGTTTTAAAGTTTTTAATCTTGTTATGCCATCAGATATAAGAACTTGATTTTCTTTTAATCTATAGTCAGATGAAGTATTAAAAGTTGTATTTGATCCTGATGTGGTTATATCTCCTACATCGCCATTTGGGTTATAAAAGACTAAGTGTTCTCTAGCTCCAGTACTAGCTCTTGAGGACAAAAGTCTACAACCATCATTAGCATCAAAAGATTTAGCCTCTGTACTTCCACCTGTAACACCAGTTTGAGAAGTAGTTGTAATAAGCAATCTTCCAAGTGTATCTACACGCATACGTTCATTCGTATTAGTTACAAATGACATAAAATTATTACTGTGGTTGTATCTAATAAAACCTACATCTTGGTCATCGCTATCTCCAAAATCTATAAAACAATCTTGCGTGTTTCCTCCAGTTCTTAAACGAAGAAATACATCATCATTAGCAGAAGTTCCTTCAGTTTTAAGTTGTAAGTTTGCTTTACCAGAAGGTACTGTAAGATCTAATTTATATGATGGATTTGTTGTACCAATACCCACTCTTCCAAATTCATCAATAGATAAAGCTTCATTTGTAATTCCGCTAGCATAATTATTAGAAGTTCCAAGAGTTAAAGTAGTACCACCACTTGTTATTTTTGCTGCAATACGAGCTATAGGATTATCGCTACCTGTATATGTAAAATCCATCGCACTAAACTCACCATTTGCATAATCACTATTTGAAATAGCAAATGCACCTTTTGTTGTGCCTGTAAAAGAAGTTAAATCTTCGTCAGAAGCAATATGAAGAGGTCTGCTAGGACTTGTTGTACCTATACCTACTCTTCCATTTGAATCTATTGTTGCAGCTAAACTTGCTCCAACTGCTATTTGTAATTTATTAGTTCCATGATCGTAATTAATATAACCTACGTCAGCGTCAGCACTATCAGCAAAGAAAATTGATGAGTTATCGCCAGAATTATTACCAGTATTAATTGTTAAGGATGTATTACCACCGCCTGTTATATCCACACCTCCACTAACTGTCTGAAGCTTTTTATTACCTGAGTGATATAGCTCCGTTGCTCCATCAGGTATAGTTCTTAAGCCATATTGACCCCCTTTAGGATGTAGTTCTACTGCACCAGCAGAATTTCCTCTTATTCTTAAATTTCCAGTTATTAAATTATCAACATAAGAATCTGTGCCATCGTGATAAATCTTTAAATCTCCTGAGTTTCCAACTTGTATCTGAGCATTATCTATACCAACTAAACCACCATGAAACTTAACATCATTGGTTCTTGTCTCAAGTCTTAAAGTGCCGTCATACCATAATTCTGCTGATCCTCCAGCAGTACCTTTTATAAGAAATTCAGAAGTGCCATGTTTAAATACCCCGAATATTCCTCCTTCTTTTACCGTTGCATAAATACTGTCACTATTACTTTCGTGATTACTTATATATAAATTTCCTGTATCGTTTTCTATGTAACTATGAGTATTATGATAAATGTCTAAATCTTGACTTGCTCCAAATCTAACTCTTGAATTATCACCAAGATGGATATTCTGTCCGTTAGAATCAAGCGTACCTCCAAGTTGAGGAGAAGTGTCCTCAACAATATTTGCTAACTTAGTTGCCAAGCTATTTGTAACTGTTGTACTAAACGCAGCATCGTCATTCATAGCTGCTGCAAGCTCATTTAGAGTATCTAAAGCTGAAGGTGCGCCATTGATAAGGTTGCCAATCGCTGTACTTACAAAAGCTGTAGTTGCAACTTTGGTGGTGTTATCTGATGCTCCTTGAGTCGTTGCTGTAACACCGTTAGTCAAAACTCCAGAGCTTGAGGTTAACCCTCCAAATAGGGTATCTCTTGTCGCTATATCAACTCCATCTACTGTTCCAGATACAACAATATTTCCTGTAATATCAATCCCCGAACTAGATGTTTGAAATTTTCTACTTCCAGCATGAAATAACTGGCAACTTGAATTGTTGTTAAAATTTGCTATTGCAACACCGCCACTCGTAATTATTCCTACTTTTGTACCATTAGTTGCTAACAATAAAGAGCCTGTACCACCATCTAGTAGATAAGAGTTTGACCCATCGTGATAAATTTCTAAATCATCACCTGTTCCTAATTTTATTCTCGCATCATCAGGTAAATCTATATGACTTGTGGCTGTAATCTCTCCTGTTACGTCAAGACCACTAGCACAATTTAAATTTCCCGGTATGTCAATATGTCCATCAGTAAAGACAGTAAAACGATCTGCATTAGAGTTTGATGCGTCTTGTATTTTAAATTTACCAGCATTTATAAAAAGTCTAAAATCAGAATCCTCGTTAGAATCAGTAAAACTTATGGTTGGATTTGTACCATATAAAGTTAAATTTCCAGTTGTACTTATATCTTGACTACCAAAGTTAGGATTTATTTTTGACCCTGCTATTGCTGCACTTGCATTTACATCAGCGTTTACGATAGCTCCATCTGCTATTTTTCCACTTGTAACGCTGTTATCTGCTGGTATTCCTAATCCAATAGTTCCATAAGTTACAATAAAAAAACTAGCTCCTGTCTCAGGTGCAGCAGCAAAAATAATATCATTTCCATCTACCGCAAATCCTGTACTAGGACTTGTTCCAGCGTTGGGTTTTTGTACTACACCGTTAACACTTACTAATAATTGTTGTGCTGAAACATCTGGTGGATTGCTGAGAGTAAATCTAGTTGCAGTACCATTAAAGGTAGCACTACCACCGCCAGAGCCAGATGACGCTGATAATGTATTTATAAATATATCTGATCCCCCAGCACCACTTATCTCTGCAATAGTGCCATTATCTTTTTTTGTAAACAATTTTCCAGTATCAGTTCTTACCGCTACTTCTCCGACAACTAAATCATTAGCACTAGGATCACTACCAGAACCTCTTTTGAGTTTAATTACATTAGCCATTGGCTTTTACCTCCTATGGCTTAATAAGTACCACCGTCTATATCAAAACCTGATACACTTCCGTTTTCAAGAAAAGTAACTAAATCTGACAAAGCAACTTGTACCATTACACCACTATCATTAATGACCATGCGATCAGCCGTAGCAAGTGTTGTTGACGTTGCTGATGTATCACCATCTAAAATATTTAATTCTGCTGTTGTGACTACCGCACCATCTAATATTTGAACTTCAGCAGCACTTAGATCAGCTAAAGAGTTAGCTGTAGTTTGACCCATACTTGAAAGTTCTGTTAGTTGATCGCTATGAGGCTCGACATCTGTGCCAATCACTAAACCTAAGTTTGATCTTGCGTTAGAAGCTGTTGTAGCTCCAGTACCACCATCTCCAACTGCAAGTGTTCCTGTTATAGAACTAGCAGCAAGATCAACAGCAATTTCAGAAGATTCAATAACAAGTCCACCATTTGATTTAAGATCAACTGACATTGTGTTTCCTGACTTTTGCAAGCCATCTGCTGCTGTAATCTGACCAGCACCAGAAAATTGTGCAAAAGTTAAATTATTTGTACCTGTAACTGCTGAACCTTTATTACTTGTACAAACAAAACCGTTATCAGCATTAGTTGTACCTTGCTCTATAAAAACAAACACACCAGCAGCATCAGCACCAGAAGCTAAATCTGCTGCTCTTGCTGGAGAAGACCCAACAACATAAATACCATTTTGGGTTGCTGTTGATTGATCTTTAACAAGAACACGATCATTAGTAGATAAAGTAACACCATCTAAGGTGTCTCCATTATTAAGAGCAGTTGATATTGTTATATTTCCTGTTGTTGCTGCTACGCACGAATCTTTAACATCAAGTCCTTGTGCAGTTGCCTCAACAAAACCCTTTGTTGCTGCATCTTGTGTATTAACTGGATCAGCTAAATCTGTAATATTTTGTGAGTTTAATGAAACTGAGGCTGTAGGACTAGCCATTTCATTTAATTTATTTGTCCTTACACCAGTATCAAAATCACTAATCTTTGTATGTAGAAGTGTAGGTATATCAGCAGCTACTAATGATCTAAATGTAGGTGCAGCAGCACTTCCAGTTGTAGGGCCACTCAGAATAGTATTTGCAGTTCTTGTTGTATCTTTATCAAAAAATGCACCTTTACCAAAAGCCTTATTTATTGTGGTAGCTGATCCTCCAGCACCTCCTGTTCCTATACCGATATAACCAATCTCATTACCTTCAGCAAACGCTAACTCAGCATTTGCCAAAGTTGTCGGTGCAGAAGATCCAGTTGATCTTTTAATTCTTACTGTGTTTGCCATTTAAAAATTTCCTCCATCGACAAGATTTTCGACAGTACGAGTAGCATCTGCTTTAAATGTACCACTACTTTGGTTAAAGTACACTATTGAGTTGTTAACTTTAGCAGTATCATCAAGTGTTGCCCCACTTGTAGTAAAGGCTGGGCCTGCTGGCCCTTGAGTTGCTACAGTTACAACGCTTGCATCTCCTTCATTAACTGTAACAGTATTGTTAGTGGTGCTAATGTTTACCGATGTCATGCTGTGTAACCCTCACTCATAGTAATTGTTCCTTCTAAATAATACTCTTTAAGACCATTAGGGTCTGTAAGTAATACATCATATTTTAAAGAAGATGGTAAGAATGTGGCTGTTTGTGTATCTGTGAGAGCTAAATCAACTGTGCCTAGTCCTCTATTTGTGTAAGTAACTGCAAAGTCCGCATATTTTATACTGCGTGTCTCTTCCCACACTTGAGCTTCAACTGTATAACCATTTAAAGAAATAGCAGCATTATTAGAGTCTTTAAACACAAGTTGTATAGAATGATCTGATCTTCTTTGGATCGTCATATTATATGTTCCCGGTGATATTGCCATAATTAAATTTTAATAACGTAAAGCATTGCTAAGTTACGAGGTCTTGTTTCTGAGCCACCCTCATTATCTATGTCAATAGTAACAGATGTATTAACGCTAATTCCAGTTGTCGCATCTGTTACTGAATTATTATCAAGAATTTTATTTTGAGCATCACCAGTTGGTACTTTGTTACCACTATTTGCGTCATCATCTCCACCAAACAATGTATGTCTATGACCGGGGTCAGTTACACTAGAACTAGCATTTGCATCTGCATCGTGGTCATGTGACTGAAACGCACCTCCTTGTGGTGTACCTATTCCTCTACCACTATCTATCCCCCTACCATCGTCAAGACCTCTAACAAATTCTCCTCGTAAGTCTGGAACATTAAAATGATTGCTATCAACAGCACCATACGTTGTTTGTATTACTTGAAATAAAGCAGCATAAGTTGACCTTGAAAGTGAAGCACCATTACATTTGACGTAACCGTCTGGAACTGAGTTGGCTGCCATACAAAAAATAGATCCAGTAGGAACTCCTGCAATTACAGTAAAACTTAAATTACCTGATGCGTCAGTTTTTAAAAATCCATCTTCAACTATTGATGGGGGTAATGTAAGAGCTACGTTTCCAGACAAAGAAGATGGAGACTGTATTGATACAAAAGGAGAACCGCTACTATCTTGAAATCTAATTGGCAATGCGTTAAGCATATCTATACCAGAATTACTTATTTCAACTCTTTGTGTGCCAGCAGTAGAAAATCCTATTCTGTTTGATCCTGACCTATAAAGTCCTGTATTAGAGTCATTGTCAAAAGATAGTGCTGGGCTACTTGCTCCAGAACCATCGTCTAATTTCAATGGGCCTGTTAGCGTGTCTCCAGCCCTTTTTACAAGTCCTAAATTATCTTCATCTAAATTTCCAACATCAAAAAAAGTAGGTGTAGTACCAAGAGTACCATCATTTCCTGTAGTGGATCTAATTAGTAATTTTTTAGGTGTAGTAGAACTATCTGCAACAAATTCACATGGTAAAATTTGACCAGCTTGTGCTTTATCTCCAAAATTATTTGTTACTACAGCAGCAAAAACATCATTAAGATCTTGCCTTACTCCAGCACCAGAATTATTAGCAATATCTTTATTAGATACTAATGCCATTTAAAAAATCTTTTCCTCCATATTACACCCCTTTGCCATAACCGACAGCTTGAAATGTAAATTTCTTATCAACTGGATTATTACTACCATCTTTAATACTTATATTAAATCCTGTGCCAGTTATAACTGCCCCTGCTGCGTTTAAGAAATCGCCATTACTATCTGTTTTTATAGTGAAATATTCTCCAGCAGCAGCACCCATTATTGTTATACCAAGTGTAGGTTTAAAAGCATTAACACCACCTAAAGTACTTGTTCCAACGAAAAATGATTTTGCAAAAGTGACATCTATACCATTTGCATTTGTTCCAGAAGAAATTGGTGCAGTTGATGTTGAAGAACCACTTATATAACTTCTTTCAGTTCTTGATTCAAATAAAGCAATAAAACCAGCTTGGCTTACATTAATATTATGACTTGTATTTTCAGAAGTTAAATTTAATCTAAACTGAAAACCTCTTCCTTTAAATGTTCCATTTGCAAAAGTATTAAATCCACCGCTAAAATCTGAATTTGCATAAGATGACCCAGCAGGCGCATTTTTAGTAGTTCTTACAACCATTTGAGCATTGACATCTTCAATCGCAGTACCATCAAAACCTGTATTTGGAACTCCTTGGATAAAACCTGTTCCGTAATTATCCCAACCACCTCCAGCAGGCCCACCTAGCTCTGGTGGTAAATCTGGAATTTGCGTTTCAATAGTTTGACCAATCTGAACTCCAATTGTCTGTAATATTCGCTTTAAATTAAGAGAAAATACACCACCTAAATCTATTATATTTTGGAAATCGTAAGTACCTGTAAGCCCATTAGTAGCTGCTGGGTTAGTAAGACTTAAAACATTATTTGAAGTACTTGTGCGAACCTTAGTACCCGGAAAATCATCATCATTATCTAATTCTGTAATAATTTCTTGTGAATCTATCATGTCTGGTAAATCTAAAATTACACTTGTCTCTCCTAAACTAAATCTTTCTCCATCATCTCTAAATTTTAAGATGTATTCACCTTCTAAAGCTGGTACGACTACTTCTGTTGTATTACCAGCAGCAGCTTGCACAAGATCTACAGAGTTAGCAAAAGTTCCAGTACCATCAGTCTTATTTGAGTGTCGTATGTAGACACGACCTCCATGCAAAACATCTGCATCAATGGATTTATCCCACCTTAATCTTACTAACTTGTCGTTTACAGGTTCAATCGTAAGATTTTGTACATCATTTGGTACTGCTTTTTTACCTTCTGCAAGAAATTGTGTTGATGATGGTGTTGATGATAATTGACCAGCAGCATTAAATGAAAATATTTTTATGTCATAAGTACCAGCTTGTGTATTCATAATTTCTATATCTGGTCTAAATACAATTTCAGTAACCCAGTTTGAATTTTCAAATCTATATTGGACTTGGTATTGAGTTACTCCAGATACAGGTTGCCAAGATACAAGCAATCTATTTATTGCAATATTATTTCTAACAACAATTTCTTCCAAGATTGGAGTTTTTATAGTTGGTGCTGGTTTTAGTTCATTTAGTTTTGATATATTTCTTGCTGGTAAAGTAGGGAAGTCTACTGATTCTATATTGTTATATTTATCAGACCTATAAGATAATGCACTAATAGAATAATTTACACCATCCTGTTCTTCTACACTTACAACTCTAAAGGTTTGTGGTTCTTCTCCTGTTCCATCACTTTCTAATAACCAAATAGAATTTATGTTTGGAGCTTCAGCTTGACCACTTGAATTTAAAAAAGCAGAATTAACATTTATTTTATCTCCAACAACAGTACAAGCTTTTTTATCAACAGTTCCATCAGGCATAATAACGCTTACCTGTTTATTACCACCACCAAAGGTTTCAAGATTAAAACTATCATCGACTGTTATTTGTGTTGTTGTAGCAGCAGCAATACGACCAGATCTTCTATCTCCTTGCCTAACTGGATCATTAACAGCAATAACACTTCCCGGCCTAACTATTGCGCCTGCATCCATTGATGTAGCAAAGTTTATAACTTCACTTTCCTGTTCCTCCGAGAAGACTAATGCACGAGCTAAACGCTGCGCTTGACCCCTAGAAGTACAACCAAAACTTCTAATTTGCTTATAAACTATTCCAAGTTTTGCTCTTCTATTAACTTCTGCTGTACTATCGCCATCACCATAAACCTCAAAATCTATTTCTCTTGAATCCATATTAAAATAGCTAACACTCACAACAGAATGTCTTTGTTTGAGACTTGAACCTGTATAACTAAAGCCTTCTGGAGTTACATTAGCCAAGCTAAACAAGTAACTAGGATCTGTAGGTCTATCTTGAATAATAGAAATAGAACCTTGTGACCATAGAGGAATACATCTCATTATCGCTGCTAAGTCTTTAATAAGCTCGAAAGCTTCTTTAGATGACTGTATATTTACATTGCAACTAAATCTTGGTTCTTTACTTCCAAACCCATCATTAAGAAGTGTACTTCCTCCATCATTACCAGTACAATATCTGCTGGCAGCGACAAAACTATATAGGTCTAAATTTTCGTACAATTCTGTATCGTTAGCTTGATTAGGAGCTATATGAGTTCCAAATCCATAGCGTTTAGTTGTAAGGAGATCTAAAAGTATCATTGCTGGATCACTACACCAAGTCGCAGCCGTCATTTGACCAGCAAAAACGTAATTTTCTGGATAATGTATAAAACCGAAGGAACTACAAGTTCCTAAACCTAAATTATCAGCAATAGTTTGATTAGTAACAACTGTAGGAGTTAAACCACCATTTGCTGCTGGTATTTTTACTTTAATACCTCTTATCCTGTATGCTCTTTTTGGTATTGAACTAAATTGTTCAGAGTCTATTCTTAATTGTGCATAAGCAGAGTCAGGATATGTTTGCGGATCATCTACTATTTCTTGCATAACAGAAACACTAAATTCATCTTTTAATGAATCAGTAGTACTATCTGCTGTAACTCGAAGAACTTTGATTGCAGCTTGTGAATATGTTGCTGGTAAATTTACACGATATTCTTTTGAGTAAAGATCAGCAGATCTACCAGTTATCGTATCTGTAATTTTGTCTGTAGGAGTTCCGTTGTTTATTTGTAATTGTATTTTTAAATCAACAGTTGAACCTAATAAATCTCCGTTATCTTTTGCTTTTTGTAATTGAGGAAAAGATATTGTTACTCTAACTGCATCTTTGTTAAGCGATATAGCTTGTGTTACACCACCATTAGCAACTGTACAAAGTCTTGGAAAACCAGCTAAAGGACTTGAATTTACAGGACTACTTGATTCAATCCCCGGTATAACTAATTGATTGTTTGTTCCATAACGTGCATCTAAGACAACACTTTGAAAATTAAAATCTGTATCTGTTGGACTACTGTTACTAGCATTAGCGTTAAGTATTGGTGTGTCGTTGAGGAATATATCTTTTTGTGCTGCTGTTAGATAATCGGCTGAACTTTTAGAAATATTAGCTTTTGATGGTGTTGCAAATCCCTCTATCTCACCTTCTGATAACAAGTCTTGTATTGTCGCAAACTGTTTACTATTTAAAGTATCAGGCGCACGATACGGAGTAGGAGGAGTAGGAGGGCCACCAGCACCTTTGATGATTTTTTTTGTCATGCAACCACCTGATTCGTATCAACAGAAGCGGAAATCACCACAGATCCGCACACGATTTCTCCATATACAATCGGATGTGCTGTTCCGGCTCTCGATGTATTTTGCACCCCTGAGAAGTTAAAAGATATTCGTGGGTCATCTTCTGGCTCATCAAAATCAGGTAATGGAAATAATATTTCAGAAACTCCATTTAAAACTAACCCTGCACCTACAGCACTAAGAGCCGTACCAACAGTTGTTAATGTTCCAATAGTACCTGGGTTTAAAGGGCCAAATACTCCAAAGGCAGACTTTCCAAATAACCCAGCACCAGGGAATAAAAAACTAGCTCCAATTAAAGCACCACCTAATAAAATTCTTTGAAAAGTACTACCACCAGCACCACTTATGACAGGTACGAAATGTATTTCTGATTTTCCTATAGGATCATGTATTTGATCTTTATCTAATTCATTATCTCCAACTAATACTTGATAATATCTATTATTCATATATGCTTCTAGTTTTGGAAAATTTGTTATTAAAAATTTAACTGCTTCTGCTGTTGTTTTTACAACAGCCTCAAATTCATCTTGACCTAAAAACTCAGCAAGTTCTCCATGTAATTTAATTTTTCTGAGCATAACGATACCTCTTACCAGTACATTTTTGTAACCACTCAGAATATGGCTCTCTACAAGATAGTCTATCGGCTAAATGATGTAAAACCATATCTCCTAAAAAAATAGCTACATGATTTAAAGTTGGATGTAATATTGACATCAATAATACATCACCTTTTTTTAAATTCTCATCTTTATCAAGTTCTCTAAATCCAGTTTGTATTGCATACTTTTCAAACAAAGGATTATCTAAAAATTCTTCTGGTGACATACTTCTTTCATAATCCAATAAATTTATACTTAGTTTTTGCTGATAATAATCCCGAACTAAAGCCCAACAATCTGTTATACCCCAAACCCATTCTCTTCCTATTAATGGTGCTTTATAACCTTGTGGCTCATAATATCCCCATGTTTCTAGCTTTGGATTAACTATATACCAAGGTAAATTACTATCCTCACAACCAACTTTATCCGCTTGCGTAGGCTCTGGTGAGGAGACAGGATGGCTATGAAAAACTCCAATAATATCTCCTAGTTTATCTGCTTTTACATAATCTTCTGGATCAAGAATAAAACATTGATTAGCTGTTATAGATAAATTACGACAAGGAAAATATCTTTCTTTACCTTTTACATTTAAAACTAAACCAACAGCTTCTTTAGGGTCTTGGTCTTTCGCATGAAGTAATGCAGTTTCTTTCCAATTCATCCTATAAATGTACCTATAGACGGAAAAAGATCTCTGGTGCATTGACGTTTTGGCGCACGAATACCAGCCATATCAAAAACTGCTGCTAATTCAAATTGAACTACAGTTCTATTTTCTGCTGATTTTCGATCTATATAATATACCTCTCTAGGAAACTCTGCATCTGGATCAGGAGTGCCAAATGGATTAGTTGCACCAGAAAAATTAGCAACATCTAAAAATTTTGCCATTGTTCTAATTCTTGTCACTTTAGCCCCTGTCAAATCATTACCAGCCGTAAAACTATTTGCAGCCAACAATACAGCCGACATACTAGGAGTTCCCATATTACTTACAGTTATTGTTGGTCTTGGTAATTGTCCTCGTTGAAATGCAAAACCAGTAGCCTCTACAGGGAATCTAAGATATTCCTCTCCATTCCAAAAAATATTTCCATATGCATCAAGATCGCTACCAGAATGAAATCTATGTACTGTAGTTATATTTGTGGGATTACCTGTAGCGTAATTAAGTCCTTCTTTTAATTCAAGTTTAAATAACTCAATAATTGAGGATGGATTTACTTTTTGTATATCACTAAAAACAGGTGCAGTATCTATTGTCATGGTTCAAATTTCTGTACAAATGTAGCTGTTATCGTAGCTAAATTAGGCAAATCAATTACCTTACTCCATTCTGGACATACAAATTTATATGATGCTGATTTTGTTATAGATACATTACCGTTTGTTGTCGCACCACTAGCTGCTGTAACCAAAAAATTATTAGCATTAGTAATAGAAGAAACTATATAAGTACCATCAGCAGCAGTTCCAGAGGTAAAGTCAATAACCAAAGAATCACCAGCGAATAATCTATGATTTGCAACAGTTATAGTTATAGTCGTACTACTTTGTGAATATGTTCCTGTTTTAGTAAAAGCTTCTCTTGGTGGAGAGTATGTAAAACTTGCCTTATCTTGCGCTCTTTCTTGTAAAAAATATTCAATCGTATCTGACTCTTCCTCAGTAATATTTTCCCATTTTAAATTAAAAATTTTAGGATCTTGATTATTTGGCAAACCAAAGCCTAAACGATGCTCAAATCCATCAGCAAAAGATACAACCTTAGTTTTTGGTTGTGATTTTTTAGTAACACTAAATGAAGGTTCAATAGCTGGAAAGTTTGCCATTTATCTTAAAAGTCCTCCTGGTCTTTTTTGTTTAATCATTTCTGATTGAATAGCAACAGCTAAAGCCTTGCCAAATTGTTCTGATCTCGCAGAGTCTCCTTCTACAGAGCTACCAGAAGCATCTACATTTACAACAATATTACCAACACCTCCAGAACTTTGCACTCCAAGCTTTCCATTCGCACCACGTTTCAACGGCATGATTGCTTCCGGGCCAGCTTCGCCCATAAGCCCCATTCCTTGGGCCATAGGAAATAATGTGGGCTTTTTAATTATGCCCCCATACGCAAACTTAGAAATTTTATTACCAGCATCGTATACATTTCCCATTGCATTTTTACCACCTGTTATTCGATCAAAAAATGGAAAAGGGCTTAAGAAGTTAAGCAATGATGCTCTTACAAGCATTCTGGTGAGATCAGACATAATTGATCTTGCTAAATCACTAAAATTTAACTTACCTGTCATTACAAAATTTACTAAAGCGTCTTCCATACCTTTAAATGCACTACCTACAGCATCTTGAGTTTGCTTGGCAAAATCACCGATAGTGTCAAAATATGCTTTAGCTCCCTTTTGAATATTATTAAGAGATTCAGTTGTCTCATTTTTAGAGGTTTTATTTAAATCAGCTACAGTTCCTTTAAACTGACCTGTTAGACCATCATAAACATTACCACCAACAGTAAAATCTTTTGGAATAAATTGTGATCGTAAATCTGATTGTGCTGATGCTTTAATACCTACTTGTGTTGCTCTATTTTTTATAAGTTCTCTTTTCAGTTGATTTGCATGCTTAGTATCTTGTTTTGCTAAAACTTTTAATCTTGCATCAATATTTCTTATTTGCCTATCAGCTTCTTCTATTGTTTTTCTCAATCCTTCTTCTTTCATTTCTATTTGAAACTTTTTAACACGTTTAATTACTTCATTAAAAGCTCCAACTGCTTGTGCTGCAAAAGTTTGGAATGCTGCACCCATTGGTCTTAATATATCCCCTAAACTATCTTTTAGATTAGACATTTCTGTCCTTAACCTATCACCAGCAGCTTCTGGACTTGCAGCAAGTATTTCTGCATTTTCTCCATAAGTATCAAATAATTTTTCTGCAAACTTCATAAAATCATCTAACGTAACTTTACCTTGCTCTAATGCCTTATCTAATTCTGCTGGAGTTTTATCCATAGAATCTGCAAATAAAGTAAACGCACCGGGTAGTCTTTCACCCAATTGTTGTCTTAATTCTTCGGCTGATACTTTGCCTTTTGAGAACACCTGGCTAGTCGCTCTCATAGCAGCTTTCATGTCTTCTAAGTTTCCACCAGTTCCTCTAATACCAGCAGCTATTGCTTTAAATACTTTTTCAGCATCAGCAGTTTCTTTACCAGCACCTTTTACAGAAGCAGTTAATGAGGTAAATTGTCTTACTATTACATCTTGAGGTATTGCTAATTTTTTACTTCTATCAGCTAAGAATTCTTGCGATTTAGCAAATTCTTTTGTGTCGCCAATAACAAGTTTTAAAGCTTTTCTTTGTAATTCTAATGCTGCATCATAATCAGCAACCTCTCCAATACTTTGACGAACCATTCCTACTTGCGCACCAACAGCAGCACCAACAGCAGCACCAGCAGGGCCGCCAATACCCAAACCAATACCAGCACCTATAGCACCTTCTGGCCCTCCAAAAATACCACCAGCCGCTATAGCTCCAGCACCTTTAGCAAAACCTCCTAATTTACTTTTAAAACCAGTAGTGCCAGCACCAGCCTTTCTCATCTGTGCATCTAATTTCGCAATATCAGCAGTAAGCTGTTTAAATTCAACACTTGTAACATCAGCCATGTTACGCAAACCATTCAAAGCATTTCTTTGAGCTTGCATTGCGTTCAAACTATTTCTTGCTCCAGCACCTAATTTATTAAATTCACTCTTTACTTTTGCAATTGAATCTTTTGATAAAGATTTAAAATCTTTATTAAGTCTTGTTGTCTCACCACGAAGCCTTTTAAATGCTTTTGCTACCTCACCCTCACCTTTCGTTAAAAAAGCAATATTAATTTGTGAAGTTTGTTTAGCCATTTATTTTTTTTCCTTATTAAGTTCTTTCAAGGCTGTATGTTCCATAATTTGTAGCTCTTCTAAAATTTTACGCCTATCTGTAATATTGTAAAGGTCAAACATACCACCTTGCATAAAAAGAACTTCATACTTTAATCCTACAAAACCTCCAAAGGAAGTACTCCATTGTGTCTGCATATTACAAAAGATCATAACAGCATCCCAATTATCCTCATACACCTCAAAATTATCTTTATCTTTTTTAATTTTCTCGGTTGGCAGTTTTAGACCGAATGCTTTTGCGTCATCTTGTGTTTCATCAATTACTTCTTTACCCGAACCTAACCAATGTAAAACTGCCTCTTTTAGTTTTTTACTTTTTCTTCAACTAAAGATTTAGTGTATGACTGAGATACTGCTCTTAACCAATAAGCATCTTCCATCATTTCTTTTAAATTTTGGTTATTAAATGGAATATCATCACCATTTTCTTCTTTCATATTTTCCCATCCAGCAAGCATCATTTTTAGCATTTCAAATTCTGTTTTACTTTCTGCTGCATTTTGATACTCACTTACTTTCAATCTTTTGAAAATAGCAATAAATTCATTTTCTTCATAAACGCCAGCATCAGTCTCACTAGGTTCACGAACAACAACAGGCCATTTAAATGTTTTGTTCTTTTTTCTTACAAAAGTCATAAAGTGTAGAAATAAATATACTTCTACACTCTAGCTCTTATCTAACTAAAAGTTAAGTGTAGACAATCGATAGCTCATCATTTGCTGAACTTGGTACAAGTGTGTATGGTATTTCAAGCATAGTAACGCCATCCATCTCTCCATAACTTACGTCACCAATATCAACTTTAGTACTACTAAATCTACAAATATTACCAGCAGCAGTACCATGAGTAACTGTTAAGTTTCCAAGAGAAGAATCAGTTAAAGCAGCAGCAAAATAGTCTTTAGTACCTGTTAATGGAGCTTCTAATGTTACTGAACCATTTGCAGCCCTATCAGTAATAAGTACTTCTTTTGTACCGCCAACTAGTTCTCTATAAACAATTGAATTACCTATATCAAAATTAAGACTTTGCAAAGCACCAGCAAAACTCAATAACTGAAAACTTGTAGTATTACCATTTTTAAATATTAATGGACTTGCTTGGTTTCCATAAGTTACTGAAGGCAATGCTGCGTCAGAAGGAGCATTGTATATCCCGGTAAAAGAAAAATCAAGGGTTGGAATTGCTCCTACCTCTGCTGACAATGAAACATTGCCTCGACACCCGGTAACAACGTGCCTTACTCCATCTACATTGTAATGAATAGTAACTGATGAAAAGTTAGACGAGATAGGTTCATAAGTTACAGAAGTTCCAGAGCTAATAGTCTCTGAAAGCCCACACGCCTTAAGCGCACTTCCGTACCTGGGCGCTGCTCCGGCTGTTCCAGACCCAGCAAATTCAACGCTGAATGTACATTCAACTCTGGTGTTAGCTAGTAACTGTTGTGATGAGCCAAGATATGGTCTAACCACATCTCTATTAACAACATCACTTGATTGTGGTGTAATACTTAGATCAGTTACAAGAACTACATCTGTTGCGGCTGGAGTTGGGTCAGATCCATAGGAACTTTCCGCTTCAATTAGAATTACTCTCTTCCTTGTCAGTAGTGCCATCTGTTTTTACCTCTGTGGGGAGTTCTGCTGGTTTTGTTTGTTGAACTAGCTTTCGTTTGCCAGTTTTGGGGTTAAGAATGTAAGTTCCACCCTCGTTTGGGATTTCATATTCCATAATAATCAATCAGGGTTGATAGGCTTCACAATACATCATAGCTATGTCGTTAAACTGTTATATAAAGTTCTGTACTCTATATCAAACTCACAAGATATAACCCCTGCTGGTTGATCTGCTTCTAAAATCTCGAATGATGTTGTTGATGGTCTTATATCAATACATAAGCCGCCAAGAGTAGTATCAGTTAAGACTTTATTATGCAGACTTTCAATAGTTGGATCAGCAACATTATCTGGAACTGCTCCTCTTGCTACAACAGTTATACGAATTCTTAATTCATGAGTAACAGAATTATAAAAGCTACTTGTGTCTTGTGGTGTATCACTTATAGGTTCAATAATTATTGCTGGAGTCTCAGATCTTGTAAACGCTTCAGCCCTTGATCTATATATTCTAGTTCCCACACCGGTAGTTCCAGCAAGATTTGTTTTTACTTTTGCTAGAATCTGTTCTCTTTTAGTAGCCATATTAGACCTTAGTTAATGAAATTTTACATAAAGTTCCATCATCTATTTTTCTTACATTTCTGACTTTGTATTTAACATCGCTTACTTCTATTTGTGTATCAAAAGCAATAGTTCCAAGATCTACAGTCTTTACTGTTAACTCATAATCAGTTGTCAAAACAACACCATCAGCAATTACTTCATCAGGCTGCTCTAATATACCTTTATAAGTTTGATTGTCATAAAAAACATTCTCTGAAAAATCTCCAAAGAATGTATTTATATCTTCTGTAAAAGCCATAAGAAAAAGCCCTCAAGAGAGAGCTACATGTTTAGCCGTACTTTTTAAGACCAACTAGGTTGATACTAAAAGTAAATGTTGGTGATGAACCGCCAATTGTCTGAACAATCTTAATGTAACGCTTGCATTCATCTTTATTAATTGCAAGTGTTTGCATTGAGGCAGATCCTGTTACCTGAGTAAAAGTAGCACCAGATAAATCTGTATATGTACCACTTGAAGCGTCAGATTCAGTAATTTTTATATCTAATGTTGGAGAAGAACCGCCACCAGCAGCACTATCCAAAATTAACATTACATCTCCATCATATTCGAGAAGATCTATTGCACTTGATGTAGCTGTGCTTGTTACAGCAGCAGTAGCAACACCAGCAACAACAGTTAGTTTTTCTAAGTTCTGTTGTATAACAGACATTTTAAGATTCCTCCTGTTAAGAAATATACTTCTCTAATTCTGCAATTAGAGTAGTTTTGTTTTGTCTTTTATCGAGTTCTAATCCAAGAGTACGACCATAAGCTTCTAGTTGCGCCTTTGTCATTTGAGAAAAGTCAACTTCGTCACTATCGGTAGGCTCTGGCTCGACAATCGTAACTGATTCTGTACTGGCAATAGGAGCTTCACAAACTTCAACAGCTAATTCAGCTTTCTCTACAGCTATTAAATACTGACCAGTTTGCTCTTTAACATCAACGATAGTGCCAGCACTCGTAGGAGTGCCAGCTATCATTGTTGCTCTTAGCAATTTAACCTTCATGTTATGTTCCGAAAGAGAACGCAGTTGGTTGTTTGACGGCGAAATCTACGTCTTGTAACGCGATTATTCTTACGCTACCGCTTGTTGCGTTTGCGTATGGATCTACTGTTAGATCTAAACCAGACCACATACCAATTACAAACTGTGAGAAGTCTCCGAAGAGTACATCGTTGTTTGCAAGCTGATTAGAAACAATAGCGGGATAGCCATTAATTTCATTGTTCTCAAAAACAAACTGACCTGTGTTTGTAGCCTTTTCTGTTGACTTCAAAGCACCTCTAGCAGAAGCGTTAATTAGGTAGTACATATTCGCTACATCAGCGTTTGCTGCCGCAACATCTGTCTCAAGTGCTATGTACTCAGCAAATGTACCAAATGTAGTAATTGTTGATGTACCTACACCAGTTGTATCTTTAATACCTAGTGGCTCGTTGGAACTACCAGAACCATAAATCGCTGCGTTATCTAGCTTTGTGGCAATAACTTTAGCTATATCGTCCCGAATCATAGCTTCAACATCTATAGAAGATTGAAGTAAAAGTCTTCTAGAGTAGTCAACGAATGCACCAATCGTCTTAGGTGTCATATTGACCTGGTCAAACGCCTGTTGGCTCTCAGTTGGAGCGCCAGACTCACCTACAAAATACGCAGTTGATGTAGATGTCATCCTGGGTATGCTTACGTTTCCGCTCAATCCGGTCAACATTGTTGGGTTAGTAGCCATAACCGCCATTCTCTTACGAAGAATGTCAATAAATGATCCAGCAAGTAGTTCTGTAGGAACTAAGTTACCACCAGCAGTTGCTGTACCTACGTTTAAGTCTCTTCTAAGAACCTCGTTAGGAACAAGGATTCCGTTTGCTGGCTTCTCATATTTTTTAGAAGCTGCATCAGATACCTCTCTCTCGAAAGCTGCTGCCTCTTGTGCAGCGCGATCTGTTGGGTTTGCTAAAGCATTTAATGCTCTTAGGAAAGAGAATTGCTTAATTTCTTTTTGGTCTAAGCCAACGTCATTTGTTGTCATGTCAGTAGAACGAATTGGGGAATTACTTACCTCTGCCTTGTTTTTTACAAGGTCAAGGATTGCTGCTTTTGCTTCTTCTGGGGATTTATTTCCTCTGATTAAGCTATCAGCAAGCTCTTCTGCTCCATACTTTCCAAATTCACGACATAGAGAAGTGATTGATGCTGTACGAGCATTATTTTCATCAATAGCACGTTGAACTTCGGCCTTGATATCGATCTCTACGGCTTCTGCCGTATCAACCGCAGTTTCTTGTTTAGTTGATTCTTCCATTGTACGAACCGAGGGTGATGCGGTTTCAACCGCAGAATTTATCTCCTCAAGAGGAGACTTATCTTCCATACTAATACTATTACCTTGTGAGGGTTCTATCAAACTTCTACCAAAACCAATTGTGGGATCTGCTGGAACTGTAACAACCGATAATTCGTGTACACTCCAGCTTCTAGCGAGCATTCCATCTTCTGTTTCGTCAATATCATTTATTTGATATCCAAAACTTATACCGCGTAAGATTCCATCCTTGACATCTTCTAAGATTTCAGAAGCAAATTTATTACGAGAAAAGCGAATCTTCGCATAGCCGCGCTTAGTTTCTGAGTCAATTCTCGCACTTTCCACTACCCCTATGGGTTTGTTCATGTCGTGATTAAAGAGAACAGCACCGCCGTCATTTAATCGAGATAAATCTGCCGCGCCCTCATCGTGGCTTAATATTTCGTTACCAAAATATCGTTTTACTGGATATTCAGAACTAAAAGGAAACTCAAATGTGCGTGATTTCACATTTTTAAAGTCCGTAACCTCTTTACGCTCAAATTTATCTCCAGCATCAATTGTTCTAATCGCCGCAATTTTTGTAAGTGTCGAAAATTTGTGGCCGACCTTTCTATCGGTAGCCTCCCCATTTCGATACAAAGTAATAAGTGCCGCAGGGTCATCTGCTGTACCAGTAATAGTAAAAGAACTATCAGGCACATCAATTGAACCATCTCTTACGATGCGATCAATTTTACCTCTAGCTCGACCACCACTAGAATTCCAAGATACAAAATCACCGACTTTCAGACCATCGGGTTCTGCTCTTTCTTCAACTGTTTTGGTTTCTTCAGTCATAGAACGCTCCCTAGCTTTTTTGATTGCATTAGACTTAGATTTAGCCCAAGTCATTCCGGAATCCGATCCCCAAGCGCTCCAGGCCACTCTCCCTCTTGAGGGATAGCCTTCTTCGCCGGAGTTGAACCCCTTGCCTGATTTGTCACTTAAATGTCGAGCAAACCATGCATTCATTGTAATAACAGTATCAGGTGATAGCTCATTTCCGCTTAATATTTGTGTTGCTCTTCTCGCAGCATCATCAGTTCCCCCTGCTCTACCTTCTTTTTTCCATTTCCTATATTGCTTGGCAGCACTCCTCATTGCCTCTGTAGGCATTAAATTTATTTCAGTTCCGTTTACATTTGCCATAGTTAACTAGACTTTTTACGTTTTCTAGACCTTGCTGGTTGTTCTGGTTGATTAGGAGATAGATCAAGCGACATTTGCCCCATCTCTACTTCAAGATCTAGATCTTTGTCTAATGTTACACCTAACCCCTTGGCAACCTCTTGCTCTCTTGCTATTTCGGAAACAATATCATCATAATCGCCGCCATTTGTCTGTGCTATGACTTGTGACTTAGTCATGTAACCAGCTTGTTCTGCTTCCCTGTAAGCTTTTATTTCTTTAAGCGGATCAACATAATGTTGTGCTGGTGGAGTCCATCTTGGTTTGCAATATCTTTTTGAATTAGACGCATAATCAGGAAAATCTATAACACCAGATAAAACTGCAAGATCTAACCATTCTTTAAAAATACGAAAATGAAAATTATCAATTATATATTTCTGACAAAACTTCCAATGTTCTCTGTCCTCTAACAAACTAAGTCTTGAACTTGAATAATTAGTTTCACTAAAATCTTTACTAATTGTTTCAAAGCTACAGCCAATTCCGGTCGCGAAACGCCTAATTTTGTTTTTTACAAACATCTCATATTGCTGACTTGGATAATCAATGTCAGGAACAGTAACAGATTCGTTAGGCATAAGATAACGAAAAGTACCAGGCTCAAAGGATTGTATGCGTTGATTGTTCTGGACATCATCTCCAATTAGTTCTCCTTGATCGTTTTGGATAAATCCCATAATGCTTGCACCGGCCCTTGCTCTAATAACGGCAGCTTCTTCATAACCTTGTAATTGGTGCATATCAGCCATAACACTATGAAACCAAGGTACACCTCTATTTTGGCCAGGTCTTTCTGGTAAGAATAAATGGATAATATCTTCTGCTGGTATAAAAATATGTAGCTTTCGGTTTGCAGAGTAATCTAGATAATAAGCATCGCCAGGGTGTTTAGTTAGTATCGCGTAACGTAAAGCTCTGCCCCACTCATCGACCTCAACACCATTACGCCATTCGTTATTTTTATTGAGTGTTTTGCCGTCATATTCTTCATCAAGCAAATCACTTTCAATCATTTGCAAAGCAAGTGGAACTTCAGAATTACCAAATGGTTTTCTAACAATCCTAAATATTGCTTCTCCTGATTCACATAATGCACCAGCGGCCAACCATTCAAATTGATGAAAACTATACTTTCCAGCACAATCACAACTATCTGCCTGTGACCATTCTGACCATGCTTCCTCAATAATATTATTTACTCTTTGATCTCTCTTGCCACCTCTTTGTTGTACAACAAGAGATTGAAACTTCATGCCATTGCCAACAATATTTATTTGTGTTGTACGTTTTGCTTGCCTAGCATAAGGATTGTTTCTTACTAATTCTCTTGATCTATCTCTTAGCTTACGCAAACTATTGCGTATTTCGGCATCAGCGCTTAACTGGCTACTCATCCAATCGGAGGTAAGCCTTGATACTAATGCACCTTGATATGCTCGTAAATTTTTTAGTGGGTTAGCTTTAGTGCCAAAACCTAAAACACGTTTTACCGCAGAACTGATGTTTGATCTTATTCCCATTAGTATGCTCCGTTAAAACGTACAAATGTAGCTCTTGGATTACCAAGACCATTAGCAATCATTTCTGCTTGTTTTTCTCGCACAAGTTCTGCTTTATATCTACTCTCTAATTGTATAAGCTCAGAAAGCTCATATTTTTTTGCTGTTCTTGTTCCAATCTTATATTCCTGTATTGCACCACCGCTAATAATGTTTCTTATTGCTGCTTGTATCGTTGCTAAGTCTTTTTCTACTTGACTACGTCCATCGTAGTTAACAGCAGTTCCAGAATATTCTAGTGATTCTAAAACCTTAAACTGTCCTGTATA